TCAATACCTCAATAACTTTTAAAAAATTAAAAAAATTAAAAAATTTAAAAATTTAAAAAATTTAAAAATTTAAAAATTGATTTTTATTTTTTGTTATTACACACATACACATACACACAACACACAACGCACAAAATGACATCTATCTGCATCTGCGTTCCGAGCGTCCGTCTTTATTCTTGTATGGACTATAATTTTGTGAAACAGCTATTTGAATACTATTATGGACAAGGCTGTGTTGAGTTTATAGATTTTTGTCCAAAAATGAGGCACGGCACAATGATGCATACGCTCTTCATACATCTAGATTGTAAATATACTCCAGCAGCAATGTCTATGCGCGAACAGCTAAATAAGGGAAATTATATTCTATTGAATGGCGTGTTTGATGACGTTCATAATGGTGTGAAGGTAGTGAAAAACTACGTATGGAAGTGTGTAAAATCTCGTATAGATGCAAAAAAACAACTTGCATATGCTAAGACACGGGCCGCCTCAAATCAACTCTGCGAAGAACAACGCATTCGCGAAGAAAAGCGCAATATTGAAGAAATATTATTGCTTCTTCCTGCGCCAAGAAATCTAGAAAAACTAGAAGAACTTCTTGATGGAACCGCAAAATATGCGGAATTGTGCAAAAGTGCTATAACTGAAGCAATTGCCTTGGCAAAAGCAAAGGCGGCGCCAAGCGACAACCCGTGGGAATATGATTTGTCAAACTCGACTAAGCGAGTAGTATTAGAAAATCGTATGGAGTGGTTCATGCTTAACCATAAGAGCCTCCAGAAGAGTCTTGATACTGCGGCTGAACAAGTGAAATATATAAAATATCTCCAAGAAAGCATTACGTCGCAAGCTAAAGAATAACTCTATCCTTCCCTCAAAATCTATCAACTCGTCCTAATTTGTATTTTTTTCTTCGAGCTTTTATTAGTTGTTTTTTAGTAAGCTCTGCGTGCGTTTTTGGAGTTTTTTTTGTAACACGGTAACTTGGTCTATAAATATCATTTTTATATTTATAACCAGTTTCGCCACGCTGATTAACCCATTTTTCTTTAAACCAACGGCTCAACCCTTTTTTATAAGTTTTTTTGCCATAATATGGCGATTTGGTTGGTCCATATTTCAATGAAAATTGTTTTTTATATTCTTTTACTAAAATACCGCTTCTATATGCACTGTGTTTAGGATATAATATGTATATTTTTTTCTTTGTTTTATTGTATAATTGAGGGTCAACTGGCTCCATATATTATAATATATTTATTATAATATATTTATCAGATTTATCAGATTTTATCAGAATTATGGTTTAGCAATTCCAATTACTCCGCAGGCCAATCGAGCACCTGCATTGCCTGTAATTAGCGATTCTGGATTGTTGGCTCTGCCTAAATCGTCTTTATCTTTGTGAATAATAATACTTCTTCCAATTATAGATTTTTTACTATTACTATTTAAACTTAGAACATTTGTTGATATTTTTTTGGTGCCGCGCACATTCTTTTTTTTATTAAAAATATTTCCTAAATCGCCATTGTGTTTTTGGCTACGATTCGGCCCTCCATGTATATTTTTTTTATAAGTTGTAAAATGCGGTCCTGCAGTTTTACATCCTTCCGATAAATCTCCATATTCGTGAATGTGAAATCCGTGATAGCCTTTTGGCAGATTTTCAATATTGTATTTAATATATAAGTTATTATTTTTTTGTGTAAAACTAACTATTCCTTTAACATTATTGTTCTTAGAAAAATGTTTATCTGGGTATAATATAGCTAGTGCGCGTTTAGTTTTTTTAGTTTTCATTATATATCTATCTATCTATCTATATATATATAGATAGTATATATAATTAGTCTTTTCTCATATTTAAAGAAGTATTTAACTTTAAATATTCATAGCGACTACAACTAAAAAACTAAAACTAATATGTTCAGTTTAAAAATTACGAGTTCAATCCATCAGGTCATCCGCCGCACATTTTTTTAGTGCAATTTTTTTTACTTTTATATTTTTTAGTGCAAGCATTTTTATTATATCCCATTCTATCTTTTTTCTGGTTAATGTTATATTTTTTAATAATATAATTAATATCGCTCGCGACTGCATCGCATTGTTCTCTTGTTAAATTATTTTTTTTTGGGGCAGATTGCAATGAAACTAATATAAAATAAGACGATAATGCATATGAATATTTAATTAGTTCAATTGGTGTCTTTTTAACTAGTTCTGGTAAAGTATTCATATTTTTTTTGATAACTTTAATACCCATTTTATATTTCTTAACTTGTTCATTGATATAATTATTAATCGCAGCAAGTCGTTTTTTCTGAGGATCATTTATATTATAGTTAATTTTACTAAACACTAAATTGCGTATTGCAGTAGTATTCATAATCTTTTTCGTATCCATATTGATATTTTATATATATGTAGAAAATAATATATAAAATATATTTTAGGAAAATATATTTATTTATATATTTATATTTATATTTATATATATATATATATATATATAAATGACTTGCGCAAATACTAATGGCGGTAATGGCGGTGGTAATGGCGGTAATGGCGGCGGTAATCATAATTCACCACCAAATAGTTATGATAAATGGAGATTTTCAGTTATGGGTGGTTTGATTGTGTTATTAATATTTAATAACTATATATTTAAATTAACAAATCGTATTTTTGGAAATGTATTAACTAGACAAAACTGTCCTACATTATTTGGTTATGTATTACATACAATTGTTTATATTCTACTTGTAAGATTATCTATGGGGGTTTAAGCTTTCATTTTAAATCTATAAAAATAAATTATAAAAGTAACTAGTAAATATAAATTAGCAACAATAAAACTAACATTATAACGATTTTTTGAGTTTAATTCAATATTATTATATTCTAATATTGGATCAATAAAAGTAAAAGTATCTCCGCAAAGTTTTGTTTCTAGTACTGTTAGAACGCATCCATTAAAATAAATAAATGCAAAAAATACAAATAACAAATTAAATATTAATATATGATAGAATAATTTAGAAACATAAAACATCAAAATAATAGTGTATATTGGTGTCATAATATGCCATCCTCTAATATACATTCCTATTGTATAATTACTTACTTTACACTTATCACAGAATGATTTAAAATTACTAGCAACTATATATTTTTTATTTTTCCTTTTATCTTTAGCTACATATTTAGGTATCTCTGTTACCGTAGGTACATCTGGTGCTGTAGGTATCTCTGTTACTATATGCTTTTTTTCTACTTTATTATTCATAGTTTCCATTCTTAATTATTTAATATTTATTAAAAATAAATATTAAACTAAATTATAAGTTTATACTATGGTTAAATTAAAAAAAAATAAACAAAAAAATAAACAAAAAAATAAACAAAAAAATAAACAGAAAAATAAACAAAAAAATAAAAAAATACAAATTAAAGAAAATATTCAAATAAATAATATTTTTTATATTGCAGTCTTATTTAGTGTTTTTATATTATATAAAAATCAAACAGGTTCTAGCTACATACTAACCTTATATAATTTACGTTATATAATACTTTTATGTTGTATTAGTTATATAATCACTCACTATATAAGTTTTACAAAATTATTAGAAAAAAATAAACAACTAGAAATTAAACAAAGTTTTCAAGTAAATAAGATTTTTTATATTGCAGTCTTAATTAGTGTTTTTATATTATATAAAAATCAAAAAGGCTCCACCAGCTTTATAATAACATTATATACTTTATGTTATGTAGCATTTTTAGGTTATATTAGTCATATAATCTCTCATTCTATAAGTTTTACAGAATTATTAAATAGGTATATTATTTTTACAGAAGATAATTTTTTTAATAAATTAATGGTAAAAATAACCTCCTTTTTGGATTTTCATAGAAATATTCATCACGACACAACAATAAATAAACAACCAAATAATGTAGTATATGAGTTTATAAATAATTTTATAGTACAAGGAGTATTACCCTACTTATTATTTGAGTTTTTTAAACTACTTGATGTTAGAGTGTGCTTTTTATGGGGATTTTTTTATGCAAGTGTTCATAATATAAATTATTTTTATACAAAACCAAAAACGCATATGCAGCACCATATTGATGATCATAAAAATTATGGGATTGATATATTTGATATCATTTTTGGAACAAAATATGATACAAACGAAATTGAAAATATGAACCATATGGGTTTAAATTTAATAATTTGTGCTTTAATAATTGTATTTCTTACTAAAGTATTTAATAAAGGTCTTAATAATTTACTTAATAAGTTTAAATAATAAATAAGAAGAATAAAATAATATGCCTCCCCAAATAGTATCTATTAAACTAATTAGTGGGCTCCATTTTTTAAAGATTGCTAAATTAGTTGTTTCATAAACACCATAAATCGCAAATCCTAAGAAAAAGGCTTCATAAAGCGGTCTTTTTTTTAAAACAATAAAATAATATAATATAAATATTAAAAATACATAACAAAATAATGCAGGGATCAAAGCAAATTCTAAATTGCTATGTTGTATATTTCTTATCATAGTAAAAAAATTATTTTTCATTAAATATAGATAAATGGAATCTAAAAATGTAAAAATAATAGTTAACTTTACTATGTCTAATAACATAATATATATAATATATTATATTAATTATATTAATATAATATTATTAATAAAATTGATATATAATAATTAAAATATAATAATTATATGAATTATATGATTGCTGCTAAAACAAAACAAATGAAACAAATCCTAGAAGTATTAGAAAAATGCACTATTTCAACAAATGACTATATGTCTTCGCAAAAACCATTCTTTTATAGTGATAGCAATCAACAACCATTTCAACAATTTAATAATTTATTTAACCAGTCACAAATACCAGAAGGATTAAATAGAAATATTAAAAATATATATGAAGTGTTGGGAGACCCAAAAAAAGAAATTTACGTTAATGATTGGACTATTATGAGCTTGGATGAAGCACTAGAACGCTATAATTATATTTGTACTCAAGGACAATCCAATGTATTTGATATTGGATATAAATATGCTGGTATGGGATATATTGATATGTTAAGTTGTGATTTGACAAATCATTTATTATTTTACAGAGTAGACGGCGGATCTAATGACTATGATAGATTAGATAATTTAAATAATTTAATAAAAAATGGGTCGCAACCTTATAAAACATTTTATTTTAGTGATTGGTTTTACACCATACTTCAAAAAAATTATTAGCGCAAGGGCCCCATCCACCACCTTCTATGTAACATTTAAAAAAATTATTTTCTGTTAATACAC